GTCGACAAAGATGCCATCTTGGGCGCGGCGCTTGAGAGGCTCGTCGTCTGCTGTCTGAGCTTCGACGACAGTCGTGGCCGGACGGCGAAGGACTACGTCGTCAGCAACATCTACTACGCGATGATCGACGAGATGCGCTCGACACCGCTCGGTCGCTCGGCGCGGCGCATCAAACTCGGCTACCGGCCGGTCGAGTACATCTCGATGAGCGCGAAGGTGCGAGGCACGAGCGGCATGATTGAGGTCGAAGACACGCTCGTGGCACCAGGGATGTCGTCGGACTCGCTCGACGACTGGCTCGACCTCCTGCGCGCGCTCGGTGCGCCGGAGCGACCGCTCGTCAGGAACGAGTCAGTCGCGCTCGCGCACTGGATGCTCGGCTGGCCTTCGTGCGAGATCGCGGAAATGCTGGGCGTCACGCAGAGCAGGGTCTCGCAGATCCTAGACTCCGCGTTCAAGAAGGTCTGGCCTGACAAGAAGCGAAACTACCTCAAGGGAACCAGGAGGGACAGAGTTGTCAGTAACGACTCCACAGGGTCGCGGTCTCGGCTGGCGGCCTGACGTACCAGACCATCGAGACCTGATGATGGTCACGAACCCGCTCGTCGGGTTCGACGTCATGCAGCCGACGCCTGAGTCGGTCGACCTGCGTGGTGACCGGCGGATGCCCGAGGTCTGGGATCAGGGCTCGCTCGGCTCATGCACTGCCCACTCGGTCGGCGCCGCCTACGCCTTCGCCGTTGCCAACTCTCTGCGCGAGAGCGCGAGCAAGGTGCCGACACCGTCGCGCCTCTGGATCTACTACCAGGAGCGCGTGCTGGAGGGAACGGTCAACGCCGACGCGGGTGCGGAGATCCGTGACGGCTTCAAGGTCATCTCCTCCCTCGGCGTGCCGCCCGAGAAGGACTGGCCCTACGACGTCGCCAAGTTCGCGCAGAGGCCGCCCGAGCTGGCCGGTCTCGACGCCGCCAAGCACAAGGCGACGAAGTACGTCCGTGTCGCCGCCAACTGGACGGCGATGATCCGCTCGATCGCTGCCGGCTACCCGGTCTCGTTCGGCTTCACCGTCTACGAGTCGTTCGAGTCTGACCAGGTCGCCAAGACGGGCGTCGCGCCGATCCCGCTCCAGAGCGAGCAGGTGCTCGGCGGTCACGCCGTCCTCGCGATCGGCTACGACAAGGCCAAGCGCGTCCTCTACGTGCGCAACTCGTGGGGCAAGGGCTGGGGCCAAGACGGCTACTTCGAGATGCCGAGCCAGTTCTTCGACCTCGGCCTGATCTCGGACTGCTGGGCCTGCGAGGTGGCGTCCTGATGCAGCCGCTCGCGAACGTGCCCAACAAGCTCAAGCCGGGGATGAAGCACGTTGTCACCTCGGGCGAGACGCTGAACATCGTCGACAAGACGGGAGACTCGATCGCGATCGTCTGCAAGGAGCACCCGGCGGTGCTGGCGTTCCTGCTGGCGTTCGACGAGCTGGGGTCGGCGACCAGCCAGCACGCTCCATCGCACGTCCTGGAGCGGCTTCGCGCCGACCTCAAGCGAACCTGGGAGGAGCTTCCCGACCACGTCAAGCGGGAGCTTCCGAGCAACCGCCTGATCGGGCTGCGGTTGCCAACCTGACCGACCGCGGCTAAGGTGACATCTGCGCGGCTAACCTCCTTTCGTCGGGACGGGGACGCCACGCGATGTAGGTCGTCCGGCAAGGGCCGTCTCGTGGCGGCCCTTGTTTTTTGCCAGTTCAGGCTATAGTGCGAGCCAGACAACTCCGCGAGCCGGCTCCTACTTGTCGACCACATCCGCCGAAAACACTGAAGGCAAGCCGGAAAGCGACGGCCTCTCGGTCGCCGAGGCGCGCGAGATCATGGCGCTTGCGTGGCCTGACTACTGGGCAGAGCAGCACCGTCTCTACATGGAGGCCAAGCCGTTCTCGATCGCCGGCCGCGAGTACCAGGTGGACATCTTCCGGGACGAGTCGGTCTCGATCGTCTGTCCGAAGGGAGCCCAGATGGGGCTCACGACGGTTTTCCTGGTCAAGGCCGCACACTCGGTCGTCGAGCGCCGCTGGTCGGTGCTTTACCTGCTGCCGCTGAAGGCCGGATCGATCCCGTTCGTCCAGGGCCGGATCGATCCGATGATCGCCTCCTCACACTGGCTCGCTGCCAAGTTCAAGAGCGTCGACAACCGCAACCAGAAGGTGACGATCGACGGCTCGCGCTGGTACATCCGCGGCACCAACATCCATTCGGAGCTGCGCGAGGTTCCGGCCGACGTCCTCGTGCTCGACGAGCGCGACGTCGCGAACGAGAGCTACCTCGGCGACGCCTACGCGCGCCTCGACGGCTCGGACGTCAAGCGCGCCTACGAGCTGTCGACGCCGACCGTGGACGGCCATGGCGTCTACGGCGACGGCGGCTGGCGTGACAGCGACCAGATGCAGTGGTGGATTCCCTGTCCAGCCTGCGGCTCGAAACAGGTGCTCTCGTTCGAGGACAACGTCCAGCCTTACCTCGGCGACTCGATCCTCGACTGCGAGCACTCGTGCCGCTGCGTCCACTGCGGGCACGCCTTCACCGACGACGAGCGCGCCGAGGCGAACCGCTACGGCAGGTGGGTGCCGGCGAACCCCGGCGCGGGCATCCGTGGCTACCACATCTCCCAGCTCAACTCGCCGACCAAGCCGCTCGCGCACCCCAAGTTCGGGCTGCTCGTCAACTACTTCCTCGGCCAGACCGACGCCTCGAAGATGCGGGACTTCGTCACGCTCGGGCTCGGCCTTCCGTACGCCGCGGCAGGCGACCGTTTCACCCCCGAGCTGCTCGACAACGCGCGGCGCAAGTTCAGGAGCGACACCGCCCTAGGAGTTGGCAACATGTTCATCGGCGTCGACCAAGGGGTCGACGTCCTGCACGTCACCATCTACATGCTCGACCGCGGCATCTACCGGCTCTTCCGCGCGCTGACCGTTCGCGCCGACGCCGACCGCAAGAAGTGGGATGTGCTCGACGAGGACGTCCTCCAGCAGTACAGCTCCTGGGTCTGCGTCTGCGACGCGCACCCTGACAAGGAGGACTGCGAGGCGCTGAGCAAGAAGTACAGCGGCCGCTTCTTCATGGGCTACGAGAAGGATCGCCCCGAGCAGAGCACGACCGCCGTCTTCGAGAAGTCGACCTACGGCGAGTCCGCGAAGGTGAACATCGACCGCCTGATGGCGTTCGACACCTACATCAAGGCGTTCATCGACGGCAAGGTCGAGCTTCCCTCAGATGCGCGCCAACTCGGCGAGCACATGCCTGGGAAGCCGTACAACGGCTTCTACCACCAGCACCTCCAGATGGTGCGCGTCAGCCAGGCGGACTCCGCGGACAGGCTGGTCGCGCGCTGGGTCAACGGAGTTGGCAACAGGCGCAAGGGCGGCGAGCAGAAGAAGTCGGGCAACAGGCCCGACCACTGGCATCACTCTGGCATGTTCGCGTTCATCGCCGCGATGCAGGACGCCCCTCTCGTCGTCACGCCGCAGGTCGGCGATCTGTTCCGCAAGGCGGGCAACCTTGTCGCAGGAGGTCACCGCTGATGCCGAAGAAGGGAACGCTCGACCAGCAGCGCGAGCGGTTCGAGCGGCGCTACAAGCGCGGGAACCGCCGCTTCAGCGAGGTTCGCAGCCCCGACGCCATGGAGGACTTCGAGCGCCTGCTCAAGCAGACGCAGCTCTGCTACCTGAAGGCCCAGGGGCTCAGCCACCGCTACTGCGCCGACGCGCTCGGGGTTTCGACGACGACGATCACCGAGTGGCTCGCGGACGAGAAGCTGAACCTGCGCAAGACGATCCAGGATCTTCAGGCGAACATGCTCGACAGCGCGATGACGTTCGTCGAGCAGAGCCTCATCGAGATCGCCGACGGGCTGCTGGAGATCTTTCGCACCACCGAGGACGAGAAGTTGGCAAAGGAGATCGGCTTCGAGTTCTTCGATCGCTTCGGGTTCACCAAGGTGAACAAGTCCGAGTCGGTGGTCAGGAACCGCCAGCAGGTTGACATCACCGACAAGACCGGCATCGCCGACATCGCTCGCAAGGCTCCGCCGAACGTCCAGCAGGCGCTTGCGCAGAAGGCGTCGGAGATCGTCGCGCTCGCCTCCGAGCACGCCGCGCAGGACGAAGTAGAGGAGGTGCTCGATGCACCTGGTTCGTAGGGTTCGTGAGATGACGGGCTGGGGCGTCGAGTATGACGTCTCGCGCAGCTCGTTCTGGGGTTGGGGCAACACGATCAGGTCGTTCTTCCGGCAGGCGTCGTTCTTCCGGCGGCAGCCGCGCTCCTACGGCACGACGGTCAACGCCGACCTGACCCGCGCCCTCTACCGCAACGAGAGTCATCACTACCGCTGGGCCGGCGGCTTCGTCAGGCCGATCGTCGACCTGACCGTCCAGTACCTCGGCCGCCCGACCGTCACGGGCATCAGCGACTCGGACGCAGCGTTCTTGAACGAGTGCATCCAGGACTACTGGGCGCCGAAGCTGGACGAGGCGATCAGGGACGCGCTCCGAGACTCGAAGGCGTGGGTTCGCTTCTGGCAGCCGCGCTCGGACAACCCCCTCTTCACGGATGCAGACCGGCAGCATGGTGCGATCGAGGTGCTGCCGCTGGAGTCCGTCCAGGTCACCTGGAACGCCGTTGACAAGAACCTGATGGAGTCTGCCAACATCGAGCACGAGATCGAGATGGACGATCGCTCGCCCGAGGAGAAGATCCAGGGCAAGCCGCCGCGCCTGAAGGTTCACACGGTCGTCGAGACGATCACGCGCAGCCAGTACACCTACTACGACAAGACGGCTGGCGTCGTGCTCGACACGTGGGCGATGCCCAACGTCCTCAGCTTCGTGCCGCTCTGGCCGGCGTACAACGAGTACGCGGCCGACCTCGGCGGAGGCCAGAGTGACATCGAGTCCGTGCTGCCGTTCATCGAGGCGTTCCATGACGTCTTCGAGCAGACGATGACGGCGCACAAGCACCACTCCTCGCCGATCGCCAAGTTCAAGCTGCGGAGCGTCGAGAACTTCCTGAAGAACAACTTCCCCGAGGCGATCGATGACGACGGCAAGGTGATCCCGAACTCGGCCGTCTCCTGGTCAGGCCGGGAGATCCTCTTCTTCAGCGAGGACGAGGATGCCGAGTTCATCCAGGCCACGTCGGTGCTCGGTGACTCGAAGACGCTCCTGGAGTTCCTGATCGACTGCATCTGCGTCGCGGCCGAGACGCCGCGCTGGGCGATCTTCGCAGAGGCCAAGTC